TAAGTTTTTAACAGCTAATTCCATTGCTTCATCTAAAGATAATTCTTTATTATAGTTAATTTCTAATTGAACACCACTTAATACTTCTTGAGCATTAACATTATTAATATTCTCTACTTTAGGATCGTAGTCATAATTATGAGAATCAATATTTTCTACACCATCTGATATTTTATATGATCCAGCTAATTTGCTATCCATTTCATACTTTAATTTAGGATCAGCCTTAACTTTTTCGTCTTGTTCTTTTGTATTGTATTTAACTTTATCTTCATTATTAACAAGAGGATCTAAAGTTCCACCCTCAGCTAAGAAGTTTTCAAATTTAGTCCAAAATGGATCTTTAGCACTTGCCTCAATAGTATTGATAGGTTTTAAAGTTACTACTTGACCTAATTCTTCGTTAATTAATTCTTTGTCTTTTTTAGAACTAAATTCTTTTGAAAGTTGTTCGAATAATTGATTTGGTGTGTGTTTCATAATTGTTTTATTGTAATAATGTTTCTATATCGTTAAAGTAATCATTTAGCATGTCTGTGCCTATTACAACAGAAAAACTTTCTGGATTATCTCTGTAATATTTTATTGTTTCTATTTTAGCTAATTTAATAGATTTTTTAATATCATCAAATCTAGCTTCTAACTTATCAAAAGCTTCTATACGTTCCTCATGGAATTTAGATGCTTTATCTTCATTTTCCTTTATATTACGTTTATACATATTAATAAAGTTTTTTAACTATCATCCCCGCTCCTTTTTGTACATAAGTACCATCTTTATTTTTAGGAACTAATCTATATTTAAATTGTTTTGTATAAGCATTATCAGTAACCCCATCAGGGCCTGCTTTTGGTCCAGGGCCTAGATCAGCACCATCGCCAATTGCTCCTTCATCCATAGTATAACCTAAAGAACTCACCACACCAGATGGTGTTTTCATTTTATATTTAGATTTTTTTTTCTTTTTAAAGGCATATGGGGTATTATAAGCACCTGCGGCACCCGACATAGATACTTCATCTACTTCTTCTTCTCTAATTGCCTTTTTATAATCCTCTGGGTAGTTATTTCTAACATGGGTACGAATTATATTTCTTAATTGTTTTGCTTGTTCGTATATGTCTAAGAATTTTTTATCATCTTTAGCTTTTTGGTATACACCCTTTGCTGTAGATGCTAATTCCATGGAATCTTCGACTAATTTAGATAAATTGGGAACATAATCTATAGACCAAGATATAGCACCAGTATCAGGATCTTTATCTGTAACTACGGATTTAACACCCCCAGTAACTTTTGTATCTCCTACCTCTATTTCCTTAATCTTATATTTATATCCCATTTGCTATCTGAATTTCATTTATTAATTGATAATAACGTAACAGATCGATTAAATTGTTATCTCCAACTTTATCAGTTTTCTTTAATTCATTTAAAAATTTAGTTACTTCAGTAATTTTTACTTGAGTAGCTTTATCTTTAATATTTTTAGTTATTTTAGATAAAGTTGATTTTAATTCTAGAATTTTTCCATTATAAAAATTTCTTAAGTCTGGGGTTGAATCTACAGAATTAATGTATTCTTTAAGGACTTGTTTTTGACCATCTGTTAAAGTATCATATTTATTATTAAATTTTTCTAATAATACTTTATAAGTTAAAGTTCTTATATCTTTATCATATGTTGAAAATTCTTCAAGTACTGTTTGTTTAGAATTATCAGTAACTTCTTTTTTAGTTAAATGTTCTAATAAAGTTATTTTATTGTCTACTAATTGTGTTGGGTTTGATATAAATGAAGAATTAACATTTTCTACTAGAGTATATAAAGCAGCTAGCTCCTTATAATTTGTTATTTTAGAACCAAAAAAGGATTCTAAATTGTAGTGTTTTTTAATTTCATTAATTAAATTATACTTTTGTTTTTTTAAGGATTTTCTATTAAATTTAGTTGATGCTTCTAATATAGTATCAATTACTAATGTAGCTCTACCTTCACTAATTACTTTAGATTTAAGTATAGATTCATATAATTTATATTCTTTACCTAAACTAGTATTTATGAAATATTCTTTTAATATATCTATAGCTGGTGAATTACCACCCTTAAGTGTATCAGCGGTAATTTGACGAACTAGTAATTCGAAAAGAATACCTGTATTTTTGTATTTTGAGTGTTTAATTTTCATCAAGAATATATTTATTTATAAATATGTGGAGTATTTTACTTCTTTAATTGTTTTTCATCTAAAAGTGAAGAATCATCTTTATCCTCTTCAAATATCAATACCTTTTTATCTAAATCCTTAAACATATCTAAATTTTTCATATATGAAGACCGAGTACCTTCTAAAGCTAATGGACTTCCTCCTTTAAATTTAGGTTTAATAGAATTAGAATCATTTTTATCTGTATCTTTCATACGTTTAACCCCTAATCTATCTTTACCAAAATTATCACCTTGTGTATTACGTTTTACATTAGTATCCTTTGGTCTACCCAATTTTGGATCGTCAGCAGCATATTCTTCTGGTTTAGGTACAGCACCTGGGTCTGTATACATTCTTCCACTACCATATAGTGAAGCTAAATCGTGAGGTGTACCATAAGATTTACCAGTTTCTACAGGGTCATTACCTTCTGCTTCAATTTGAGCTATTCTAAATTTACGTTTAGCATCTTGTCTAGATAAATCTCTATATTCATCATATTGGTCTTCACTAAAATGATAAACATTATCATAAATCCAATCTGATGGGACTAAACCTTGTTCTAACATTGTACCTGATAGTTCTGTTTTTGATTTAAGTAACTCAATTTTTTCTTGTTCTAGTATAATAGATGGACTAGACATTTCTAAAGTAAAATTAGTTAATGTTTCATCAGTATATCCTTGGGTATACAAATGAACTAATGCAATTTTATTCAGTTCAGATACTAGTATTCTTTGTATTCTTTCAATTGTACGTGCAAATCTAATATCTTGTTGTGCTAATGTAGCCTTACCCTCAACTCCTTCTTCATATCCTAAAAATGCTTTTGGAATTTTAAGTGCTGCAAATAATTTACCTCTTAAATATTCAACATCAGCAATCCCATCATATTGTAATCCCGGGGTTGTTTCTATTTTTGTTGTTTGGTCATTACCACGAACAGGAATATAGAAATCTTCAAGCATATTTTGCATATTATACTTTAAGTTATATTCACCTGTTTTATTATCCTGGAATGGGGTGCGTTTTAAATTACCAATTGTTTTTTGCATAAATGCATCTATTTCATTAGGAGGTATAGACCCAACATTCATATAAAAGATACGTTTTTCAGGGGCACGAGCAATTCTATGTATTAACATTGCATCTTCCATTAAAACATATTGTTTATATAATTTTCGAGCGGGTTCAATATAAGCTCTTCCATAAGGTAGATAATTTACATCTGAAAGTAATCTAAAGTGAGCCATTTCGTAATTGTCAAAGAAAATACCTTGCTCATCATTTAAATTTCCTGCAGTTGAACCTGGTACAGGATACATACCTGAACTTAGATTATCCATTCCATCAGGGGCATATCTAAATCTAATAGCGGAAGGATTTTGTGGGTTATAACCTTCTTGTCTTTCTATATGATATGCCGTATAAGGAATTACATTATAAACCCCATATTTTTCAGCAATTTCCAATTTTAGGAAAAAATCACCATATTTACACATTTGTCGAACCCACATCCATAGATTAAATTCAACATTTAACACATCATAAAATAAATTATAAAGTATTTTTTGTATATCTTCATTAGCACTTCTAATTTGAAGTACTTCACCCATATCATTTTTTAAAGTTGATTCATCTGCTAAAACATCAAGAGCAGATGCTATAATAGCATCATTATCCATTAAATCATATTCAGAATATAATTGAGGTCTTAAATATTGATAATTCATATTGAATTGAGCACCATACAAAGAAGAAGGGCTTGTAGAAAAAACCCTATTATATCTATCCATTAATGAGTTAGTTTCTAACTCACCTGTAGATTGTATTTTAGCACTATCAATTACTTTTATTTGATTTCCACCTACATTTCTTATTACTACATCAGTAGAAAATAATCTTTTTAATCTTGAAAATACGCTTTTATCAGCCATAGTATGTTATTATTATTATAAATATTATTAAAGGAGCCATTTAATGTTTTCCTTACCATCTGGTGTATTCATGTGATAAGGGTTATCTGAACCTTGTGAGAAACCATATCCCCCTTGATACGAAGTCCTATCTACAGACATATTACCTAAAGCATTTTTAGTTGCCTGTAATCCTTGTTGTCTTAATTTTAAAGCTGTATCTCTGATATACATTCCGATACCAAATGACATTACTAAATCATCATTATACCCGCTTTGAGCTTCTGCTCTATTATTTCTCCATATAAAGGTTTTCATTTCTTCTATTAACCTTTTTGATTGTATTGTTACTCCTTTGTCGCTAATATATTCTTGGAATTTACCTATTATCATAGGCCTTGTTCTAGAAGACATTGTAAAACCCGCTACCATTTTGGAATGATCTTGGTATTTATCAAAATACGAATTAGATGTTAGGGAGTCACTCTTTTGTGAATAATAAAGATTAGGATATTGTCTATCTAAAGCAACTTGTATAGTTGCCCATCCTATATTAGCATTTTCTATTACTAACATTGCTTCATTATATTCTGTGGCTAGCCCTACTAATAAATGACCATATTCTTTTGTACCTAATTGTCCTTTATATTCCGCAACTTGTACATTATTTGCTACATCAATTACATGACACGCAGAATAATCTTTTCCATCACCACGAGCAACATCAGCTACAACAACATAATCTCTTGTATAATCCGGTGATTCCCAAACCCATAAATTTTGATCTGCACCTCTTCTTTCCATAGGGTCTTTTATATAAGTTTTTTCATAAAAGTCTATATATTCGGGGTAAAATACAATATCACCAGAGGTACTAAAATCACAATCACATTCTTGTGCTGCCATCCTAGGATCTCCTAATAATTCATCTTGTTGATCCCTCCAATTTTGATCTCGTTCTGGATGGACAAACCAGGGTAATTTAATAGGTAAAAATTGATTTTCGCTAGATTCTGCTCTAACCCATGTTTGATGAAACCAATTACCTGTACCATATGGTGTACTTAATGCTATACACCCACCACCTGTTGCTAGTGTTTGTTGGGCTGAAGCCCATATTTCTCCAATATTGTCAATAAAAGCAGCTTCATCAATTAATAGTAAGGATACTGCTTCTGATCTACCTGCATCACTTGAGGCTGAGGTGGCTTTAATTTGTGATCCATTATTGAGTCGTAATGTTAATTTATTATTTTCAGCTGCATCTATTTTAAGCCATGATGGTAAATTTTCATACATGAATTTTACCTTTGTAACCATGTTTTTAGCCGTTTCTTGCTTAGTTGCAATACAAAGTATGTTTTTATCTTTATGAAATATCATTAACCATAAAGAATAACCTGCGGAGAGTGTTGATATACCTAATTGTCTAGATTTTAAGATAATCGAATATGGATTATCTCTCATTAACGTTAATACTTTTTCTTGAAATGGGTATAAATTAAATTGTATGCGACCCCGTTGTGGATGCTGTATATAACAGTATTTACGCATAAAATGTACTGGATCCTGGGCACATTTAAGGTATTCTTGACGGATTACTTTTTTAATATCTGACATGCAGTTATTTTAATATAAGTATTACACCACCAAGTGCTACTAAACCAGCACCTCCTAGTATTTTATTTTTAATCTTTTGTTTTTTAATTTCAAGTTTTAACTTGTCATTTAATTGTTTAGTAAACTCTAATTGAGAGCCCTTTGTTTCTAGTATAGAATTAAAATTACTAATTTGGAAATTAAGATTATTGATAACACTATCTTTTAATACAACTTTATTTTCTAATAGTGAATATTTGGTTGTTATTAGCTTTAATTCATCTTTAAAACTATCCCCAATTATTAAATCTTTAATTACTAATCGTGCTATCGGTTTTTTTAATCGAATCGAGGTGCTGTCTATAACGTTCTGTGAAAAACTGTTCAAGCTCATCATACTTATAAGAATCAACATTATTAACTTTCTCATTTGTTTGTTTTTTTAATATAACTATTTTATTATCTTGCTTACTAATTTCTTGGTCTAATACTAATATTTGATTAGTTAAGGTATCAATTTCTAAAGTTAATTCTTCATTTATATTATGTAAAGAATTAATTTTACTTTCTAATGCTTCTATTTTACTGTTATATTCATTGATGTATTTATCCTCATTTGAAGAGTACATATTAATTAAATAGTAAACACCAAAAAATACTATAGCAATATATAAAAACCTTTCCTTAGATGACATTATATCTTCTTTTTATCTAGAATACTTTCTAGTTCTTTTTTTAATTTAGTTTTATCTTTTAAGACTTTAACTAATTTTTCTTTTTCTTCACCTTCAGCTTTAGAATATTTTTTAGCTAATGATTTCATCTCACGAGTTAATAGTGCTAATTCTTCTTTTGCTTTGGCTAAACCTTTAGTTTTTTTAATATCAGATTTTGATGGTTCTTTATCTTCATCTTCTTTTATATCATATGGGTTTTTATTGGGGTTTACAACGGCATCATATGCTTTACCAATATCACCTTTATATAATTGATCTACTATTTTTTTACCCAACATTCTTAATTGGTCATTATTTAAAGTATGTTTTTTTCCAAATCCTTCTAAATAAAATTGACCTATATCTTCATAATCATAAGTAAAATCTTCACCTTTTGGTGTTGCATCTTCTTCTATACCCGCTTCTTTTTTAGCGACTTCAAGATCTTTGATTGCTGAAGTTAGTTCTTTAGTTTTTTCAATTTCTGCTTCGGTGTCTTCAGATAATGTAGAAATAATATTTTCTCTAATATAATTTTTTAATTCAGATTTTTTCATTATAAAGGTATTTTATTATAAATATGTTAAAGTTTAGTAACATTTAATATTTGTTGAATACGTTCTTCTGTTGAACCTGATATTTTTTCTATTGTGCCTGCTTTATGACCATGTCTTTTAATTAATGTTGTAATTGTAAAATCAATTAAATCTCTATAATGTTCATCTGTTTCACGAACACCATTATCTTCAATTTCTAACCCATAAGGAGATATATAAAATATGTAATCATATTCTCTAACAAATTCACTAGCATATGTTTCAAATGCTTCTTTATCTTGGTGAGGTATTGATTTAGCATTCATTGTAAATGCCATAACATCAATTATAGTTCTATCTGTAATAATGTTATCTTGCATTAATTCACCACAACGTTCAGCTAGGAATACTGTTTGCCCTTTTAATGTAGAATCAGTATTCAAAGGAATACCTAATGACATTAAATGTTGACTACGCTCTGTTGCGAAATTATAATCTTTAAATTGCTTTGTTTCTTTTAAAGCATTTACTAGTGTAGTTTTTCCCACACTCATTGTACCACATAAACCTATTTTCATATTTTAATTTCTATGATTTTGACCTTTAGGTGCTGGTTGTTTATACCAAGGCAACCCCGTTTGATTTCTAATCGCTTCTTTATGATCATCTTTTGTATATGGGATTCCATAAAGATAATATTCACCTTTTTTCTCATTGCCTTCAGGTATTAAAGCTGGTCCTTCCCAGTTATGTAATTTACCATCCCAAAGATAAGCAATTGTTCCATCTGCTTTTTTCAATTTTTGACTCTTAGGCCAAGCGTTTTCTTTATTTTTCATACCCATAATATACGTAATTTATTTTGATTTTCCTAGTAAACTTTCAGCAACATAAGTACCTTGTGCACCACTCACCGTTATACCTCTAGCAGAAAGTGCATCACCAACAAAGTGGACGTTAGGATACTTGGTAAGAGCTAGATTAGAATAATCGACGAGTGGCTCAGGAGAAAGATATTTTACTTCAGGCACATAAATACCCCAATCATCTTTTAATGTTGGAAATACTTTTTTCATGTCTTCAATAAAATCATACACATACATAAAGTATGGTTGCATTGCTTTTGAAATTTTATGTAATGTATCTACTTGTATAGCTGATACATTTACACCTTCAGATGTTGTTGATGGTTTTCTACTTGGACTATAATATAATCCAGTACCGTCTATCTGTAATTTTTTAACTACATCTCTAGACCAATCAAATGGTTTATCAATACCTTGAACTTCCATTAATATACCAAAATTGGTCATATCATTTCGGAATGCTTCAT